GAGCGTATCCATCGTCTCCGGTATCCGCCGGATTCAGCAGCGTATAAACGCCGACCAGCCACGGAGCTGCCGCAATAACCGCCTTTGCGAATCCTGCACCCCATGCGGCGCCCGCTGTTGCGCCTGCCTGACCTGCTGCCGCTGCTGCACCCGCACCGGTCAACCCTTTGATTCCCTGGATAAGCTGTAGAACATCAAGCGCACCATTTACCAGTTTTGCCGTGCCCCACGCGGTGACAATTGCCCCAAGGATACCTTTCAGCGTTTCTTCGTTCGTCACCATCCACTGTAAACCGCTGACAATCGTGTTAAAAACACTTGTGAACCCTTCAACAACCTGTTCCGGATCAATCTTCCCAAGGTCGTCAAAAAGCCCGCTGACCGCCGTCCCCAGATCCTGAAGCGCCTGCTGTCCTTCCGGTGATTCCAGATATTCCATTACCCTGGCAAGCAGTCCGTCTACCGCCTTTGCCGCTTCCGTCAGCGCCGGGGCCAGTCCGCTCATTACTTCGATTTTCAGCGTCTCGAAGTCGCCCTGCAACTTAATAATTGTGTCATTCAGTTCGGCGTTCTTCTGAATCGCTTCTTCACTTGCGACCGTCTGCTCTTCCAACGCCGCCTTAAACCCTTCTTCGCCCAGGGCCATCATCGGTTTCAGGCTCATGAAGCTCTTCCCGAAAAGCGCATTGGCATATGTGTCTGCCAGGTCCTGTGTCAGCTGACCGCTGGCCACTTTAGCCTGGAGGCTTTTGGACACTTCCCAGAAAATGCTCTCCCAATCCTTCGCCGCGCCTTCAACCATTCCGTATTTTCCGGCGCTCATCTTGTGGGTATCGACACCAAGCAGGGAGAGGATATTTACCTGTTCGTCCGTCGGTTTATTGATAGCCGCCTGGACCTTACGCTTTGCGGTCATCCAGTCTTTGACCGTCAGTTCGCCAACAGTATCGAAAACCTTCTTGTACCGCTGGTAATCCTCAACATTCATGTCGAGCATCATCGCCTGTGTGGCATAATCGTCACTCAGCTGGGCGGCGTCCATCATCGCGTCCCAGATGCCCTTGCCAATGTCAATCACCTTGCCGGCCGCTTTTTCGAGCCCGCCGGTGATCTTGTCGATCCCGTTGATTACCGCATCGAATGATACCTTTTTGTTGATGCTGTCCAGGCTGCTTGTCAGTTCCTTCGTAACGCCGGCTGCCTGCTGTTCACTGCCTGTCAGTTCGTTCAGGGCCGTTTCGGTGTCATACATAGCCGCCGTCGCGTTGGCCAGCTGCGTCTGTAGCTTCTGATACTCCGAACTTGTTTCGGCAATGCCGTTGTTCCGCATGGCTTCCATGGCTCTCTGAGCATTCGCCGCCGCTGTCTTCTGCGCGTCCAGCTGCGCTTTCAGCAGTTTGGCTTTATCCGCCAGATACTGCTCCTTGTCGCCGGTCGCCCGGAATTGCGCCTCGGTTGCCTTCAGCTGGGCGCTCAGGCTCTTCGCGCTCTGCTGAGCCTGCTGCATCCCTTGTTTGAATTGCGTTGCGTCAACGCCGATCGATACGCTCGCGCCCGCCATGCCTGTCACATCCTCCCTGCATCATACAACTGCCGGTAATAAAAAAGATCCAGCACTTCTCCCGGCCGCATCCTGTTGATTTCATCCACCCGCAGTCCGGCAATCAAGCCATCGGAAACCAACCGCCGGTATGTCAGTTCCCCTGCTCTTTTTTTCGATTTTCTTCGGCCAGCACTTCATCCACCGGCCCATTATCCGCATTTTTCTCCGTTGCTTCCGTATGCATGGCCGCATTCACAGCAGCCATCATCGCCACCGCGTACGCCATCACCTTCGCCACACTCATATGCCGCATGACCCATTTATCCGTCAGGTCAGGCTCCTGCCCGGCTTCTTCCAGCCCGGCGTTCCCCATGATCCGGATCAGCGTTCCGAGTTTCCGCACCTTTCCCGCGTCGTTCATTAATTCAATGGTGTATTCTGATTCGCCCTTTTCCGTATCCGCGTCCGGGTGATGCACCACGGCAAATACATCGTCCCGTAGTTGCCCGATTGTGCAGCCGATGTCCTTCTGGATATCCTGCATCTCATACGCCGTCAATACCAGCGGAATCGTCCTGTTTCCGATCTTTATCTCCATGTTTTTATCTCCTTCTCCAAAACCACAAAAAGAGGGCACCCGGGATTGCACTTCCCGGGTACCCTTGTCACAATCAGTTGCTGCTCGGCGAGGGAACGCTCAGCTTGGTGTTCAGCCAGGTCTTCGCAGCGCTGGCGCTGGAGAATACCTTGTGCTGACGGAACCGGAGCTTTCCGCTGCCGTCCACATCACATCCGGCCGCCCGGCCGTTCAGGGTCGGGGTACGCCAGGTGATGCTGCCTTCCTTGGTGGCGGTTTCCTGGTTCTCTTCCTGGAACTTGATCTTCAGAATCAGGTACGCCTCGAACTTCCGAACACCGGCATCCCGCATCACGCGGATATAACCGAAGCCGCCGTACGGGGTGGCGCTGTCGTCCTCCCACTGGGCGTCATCGGAAGTGCTGACAACGGACTCGCCCAGGACAGCCACCCGGTCTTCCATCGTCAGGCCGGTGCTCTCGAAGCTGACCGTCATGCCGGTCATACCGTTGTCATCGTCCACGATACGGTCATCACCGTACAGCGGATTGTTATTGATTTCCTTGGTCACGTTCGCGCTCCGCGCCTCCTGCAGAACGCGGCCCGTGCCGTAGGTCGGCATACTGCCGTCCACACAGGTGGCAATCGGCGCCCATACCGGATACATCATACCTACATTCGGGTTCGGCATTGTCTTATGCCCTCCTTATTTCAAGATTTCTTCCACCAGCGATGTCACCTTTTGGGTGATCACCTCTGTCGCCTGGTCTTTTGCCTTGTTTAAAGCCTTCCGGATGAAAGGCTGCTTCTTCATAAAGGATGTGCCGGAGTTGATAGCGTTCGCGATCACGGCAGCCGGTTTGGTTTTGCCATTGATGCTCACGTATCCGCTCCGGCCGTAGCCGACGGAAGTATCTACGCTGTTTCCGGTCTTCCGGAATTTCGCAATTCCGGCAGCGCCAGCCGAAACAAGCGCGTCTCTTTCTTCCGGGGATGGGTCCCGCATCCGTCCGCCCGCGGCGTACCGGAAGGGGCTTGTGGAGATCCCTCGGGCTCCCCTGCTGATTTCATCAGCAACAACTCCGGCACCGTCATACAGTGCCAATGCGGCAATGCCTTGCGCGGCGCCTTCCGCCTTCGCCAGCATGGCCGTAATTTCTTCCATCCCTTCCACCTTCAGTGTGTACGGCATACGATCATCCCTCTACCTGGAAAACCCACTCATAGTGGATCAGCCCGGTCTCATTTTCGTACTGGATGTTGTTCACGCTCCAGCACCCGTCGCATACTTCCGCCAGTACGCCTTCGACCGTGGCGATCTTCGCCGTATCCCTGCCTTTCATGAACAGGTCTACGCTGCCCTCAAATGCCCGGGCGACTTTCTTGTCGTCCCCGTGCAGGGCACCCGCCTCGAACTCCAGCGCAACCACGCCGTAATCACCGCTGGGCCGCTTTTCCCAGGCGTATTCCGCAAACGGAATCGTCGTGTTCTTCAGCTTTGTCACCAGCGTCGTGTAGTCGGTCGGCATCTCAGATCACCCCCGTGGCTTCCGCGTCCGTTTCCGGTTCCGGTTCCGGATCCGGTTCGGGTTCCGGTTCCGGTTCTGGCACCGGTGCCGCCGCGTTCCGTCTGGACCGCTGCACCGTCAGCTCGATACCGTCCGTCTCCGTCACGTAGGTCCGCAGAATGTCATACCGCACGCCGTCAAAGTCCAGCTGCTCTTCGCCGCCGTACTCGAAGTCGTGGGCCAGGACGATCTTCAGTTCAGGGTTCAGCCCTGCCGCCAGCGCCTGGTACATTTCGCCCTGCCCGATGGATCTCACCGTGCAGAACACTGTTCTGGTGCTTTCCGTCGCAGAATCCAGTACGCCGTGCGCTTCCGGGTTTTCCCCGATCAGCGTACATACGCCTGCCTTCATCATGCGCTGTCACCGCCTTCGGTCATATCGCCGTAATCGGTGTACCCGGTCGCGTGCATCAGCTGGCCCTTCTGTTCGTCGTATGCGTCCTTTAGTTTGTCATAGTTCGGCGGATTGCCGAAGCGCGCCGCCGCGTAGGTGAAAATCGCCCGCATGACCAGCGGATTCGTCAGCGTCGAGTTGTCGGTCACCACACCCATCGCGCTCACCGAAAACGTCACGGTTCCCGGAAGAATCACGCCCGCGATTTCCAGGTCATTCGCCCCGGCCATCAGCAGGCTGGCGATCTCCGCGTCATAGTTGTTCACCGTCACCCGCAGCGCCTGTTTCGCCTCTGCCAGCATCTTCTCTTCACCTCTCAGTTCAGGGTCTTTCCTTCAAGCCCCTGGATGTCTCCGCGGAACCGCTTTCCATCCTCCGGCCAGATCGCAACCGCGCCGATGTGGCCCACGCGGGCCGTCGGTTCGCACCAGATCTCGTACCCGAGCCCCGTGGCCCGCTGGCAGAATGCCAGGTCCTCGGAAGCCCGGTTCGTCGGAAGGAAGCAAGTCCCGTGGTTGTTGTTCATCACATCCCCCAGCGCCTGCACCGGTGTCAGTACGCACGCAAAACCGCACGCGGCGATCTGGAACGTATCTTCCGGAATGTGATCTTCGTCGTACCGGTCCGCCTGCGGATCCAGCCGTTTGAAGATCGTCGGCAGATAAGGGTTATGCCTCGAAACAAATCGACCGCAGATGATCTGATCCGTCTTGCCGCTGATCGTCAGGTCCTCCAGGATGCTGTCCTCGAATACCATGTCATCGTCCAGCCACAGTACATGGCTGAAGCCGTTGCAGACCGCGTGCTTCGCCAGGTTGTCCCGGGCGGTATGCACAACGGTCCCCGAGATGATCTTCACCTCGAACCACATATGCTCACGGTTGAGCCGCGACATCAGCCGGAGCAGGCTCTGAACGAACTCTGCCCGCATCACGTCGTAGCACGGCACCGCGATCAGCAGCTTCTTGATCGCCATCTGTTATCTCCTTATTTCTTCGCGGCTTTCGCCGTCTTCGCAGCTTTCGCTGTCCGGGTTTCCTTTTTCACGGGCGCGGCCTTCTTCTCCGGCACCTCAATCTGCTCCCGGACGGTCACCGGTTCAGCAAGCCCGCATGAAATCAGAAAAGCGGCGCGTGCCGGCACGACATCCACGATCACGCCGGCAGCGCCCTTTTCGATTCGGTTATACCGTGTCAGACGAACCTTCATCAGGTGCTGGCGGGGGTGCCTTCCTTGGTCAGGCGGACCAGCCGGCCGGGAGCGGTCACGGCATGGCCGGCATACACACGGCCAACCAGCTTGACCAGGTCCTTCTCCGCCAGGGAGTAGGGATCCTGGACCATCTTCAGGCCTTCGCCCGCGGGGAAGTTGACCTGCTCCGCGGAGAGGTCGCCCACGATGGCGTACACACCGTTTTCAGCCAGGCTGTCGAAAGCGGTCAGGGCGCCGGTGGTGATCACGGTCAAGCCCTGGAAAGGATCGACGGCAAAGTTGCCGGCAGCATACGCTTCCAGGAACGCGACCTTGGTCAGCGGGTTCATCAGAACAACGATGTTCTGCGCTTCGTCGCTGAGGTTGGCGGCCGCCTGGGCGATGGTGGTCAGGCCGGGGTTCTTCTTCAC